GGCGAGCTGGTCGAGGACTTCTTCGTAGTCGGCGCCCTGCTCCGCGCATTCCTGCTCCAGCGTGGTCAGGCCCGCGTTCATGCGCAGGACGCTGGCCTGCGCTTCCTTGACGGGGTCCACCCAGCCGCGCCCGCCGAAGATGAAGCGGCAGCGGCTCCAGGCGTAGGCATTGGTGTAGAAGTCGGGAGCCTCGACCTCGCCCGCGTTGACGGCTTCCTCCAGCCACAGTTCGTAGACAGGGCGCAGCAGCACGTCGGTGAGCCAGCGGCGGCGGCCGCTGAAGTAGCGCCACACCTCCAGCAGGGTGGCGCGGGCGCTGCTGTAGTTTGTCTTGCTGAAGTCCTTCAGCAGCAGCTCGTAGGACATGTTCATGCCCGCCGCGATGTGGCGCAGGACGGCGAGCATGAAGGCCTCGAAGGCCGCATTGGGGCGGCCCGGGGAATAGCTGGACAGGCGCGCACCCACGGGCAGCGGGATGATGGCGCCGGGCTTGAGGTGGCGCAGCGACTGGAGGCTGCCGCGGGCTTCGTCAACGGACGTGTTCCATTCGTCGCGCGGCTTTTCGCCAAAGAGATTCAGCGAGGCTTCCTGGCTCAGGTCGGATTCAAGGAAGGCGGCAACAAGGCTGTTGGCGACGCTGGCCTGTAGTTCGTTGCTGGAGTAGTCGCCCGCCATCTTGAAGTCGCGGATGACGGCCGACACGAGGGGCTTGCCGCGACTCTGGCCCGTGCGGTCCTTGTCGTGCAGGTGGATGACGCGACGGCGCCCCCAGGCGGTGAACGCCGGGATGCGCTCCCACTGCTGGAAGCCGCCCGTGTGCACTGCGTAGGAGCCGCACAGGTCGCCGGGGTGGTAGCGCTGGATGTGGTACGCGACGGGCGCCCCGTACTTGTCGGACTCGATGCCGGCGCGCACGGCGGGGTTGGCGGACAGCCAGGGGGGAGTGCTGAGGCGGTCGGACTCGACCACCAGCAGGCGCGTGGACCAGCGGGAATAGCGGCGGGGCAGCCACAGGGGCAGCACGACGGCGTCGCCATTGAGCATTGCGCCCGTGAGGGCCTGGTGGGCGATGCCCAGCAGCGTGCAGGTGCGCTGGGCATCGCACTCGGTTGTGTCGCCCCAGGAACGGAAGCGCGGCTCGACGGTGTTGCCCCACTCCCGGGCCTGCTCGCGGGTGAGGCCCAGCAGACGGTATTCGGGGTTGGCGGACAAGCGCAGGACGGCGCCGACGATGTTGTCGCGGTGGGTCTGCATGGCGCCTGCCATGAGCCCGTTGTTGCGCCCGAGGTCGCGGCTGCGCGCGGTGAGGTTGGGCAGGTCTGACAGCAGGTCGGCGTCGGCGCTGCCCAGGCCGGGGTGCCACTGGGTGAAGTAGTGGTCATCACGCCCCGAGGCGGCGCCGCGGTGCGCGGCCATGGAGGGCGCGGCGCTTTCGGCGGCGAGGCGGCGGGAGGCGCGGGAGCGCTTGGCGCGAACGGGTGCCATGCGTCAGATGACGTGGATAGGGCCGCGCGTGGTGCGGCCCTGGCGGTTGGCGAGTTCGTCGTTGACGGCGGCGATCTCGCGACGGATTTCATCGGTGCGCTGCTGGAAGGCCACCATGCGCCCGTTGGTGCTGGCGCTGGTGGGTGCAGTGAGGCGCTGGGTAAGAGAGGCGACGAGCTTGTCGCGCAGCTCTTCGAGCGCGGGGATGGCGAGGTGGCTGTAGATGCCCATGCGCCCAAGGTTCGCGGTTTGGGCGCGAACTTTCCATGCGAACTGTTCGCTAAATTAGTTCGCCACAAGGTGTAACTGCGCGACGATCTTTTGCACGTATCGCTGGCTGACGCCCAGGTCGCGCGCGATTTCCCGGGTGTTCTTCCCGTTGTGCCGCCGCGCGACCTCGGCCTTGATGGTGGCTGCTCGCGCGCGGCGGATTCGCACGTAGGCGTTGAAGCCTCCCACGCGCTGCGCGTAACGCTGCACGAGGTTGTCGGCCAGTTCCTCGCAGCGGTCGGCGCCATGGGCAAGGGCTGCTGCGATGGCCTCTTCGCGCAGGATGGCGATGGGGTCGATGCGGTCGGTGCTGGTGCTGGTCATGGCAGTTATTCGATGGGGGCGAAGCGGCTTGCAGCCGCACGCGCAGGTGCTGCTGCAGCTGCAGGCGCGGCAAGGGGTTGATCGGGCTTCGGCGCTGGCTGGCGCACTGCGGCCGATGGCTCGGGCTGCTGGTCGGCCATGGAGAACAGGTCTTCGGGCGGGTTGAGGAGCTGGCGCAGCTCCTCCCAGAACTTGGCGCGGCGCGGCGCCCACAGGTCCAGCCGCTCTTCGAGCCAGATGGCGTAGGCCGCGCAGTCGATGGCTTCGTTGCGCTTGCGTATGGGGGTCCACCGGCTTTCGGAGCCATGGGCGAGCTTGCGGGTGGCGCGGACTTCGCCGGCGAGCTGCTTGAACCATTCGTCGCTGAGTTCGTCGCTGAGGTGCACGTAGCCTGGCCCGGGCGCGGTGATGTCGAGGCGGGCTTTCAGGCGGTCCTTGGCGAGGTTGGTGCCGACGTGCCACAGCACTGGCCCCTGGCGTTCGACCTTGCCATTCCAGCGGTAGCCGACCTTGGTGTTTCCGTTGTCGATGGAGCGCTCGCGGCCGCTGGCACCCTTGATGGCGTGCACGCGCAGGCCCTTGAGCCGATGGGCGAAGGCGTAGACGGCGTCGGCATGGTGGCCGCCCGAGTCGATGGCGGTGGCATACAGGCGCACTGGCTGGCCGCAGGCGTGCTGGTATTCGGCGGTGCGCAGCCATTGCTCGCACTCGTCCCACAGTTCGGTGGTGGCGGGATTGCCGAAGACGGCGTGGTGGTCGATGGTCCAGGTTTCGCCGCCCAGGCCATAGCCCCAGACGTGGAATTCGACACGGTTATCTTGCGTGTCTGCGCCGCACAGCAGCAGAAGGCAGTCGCGCGGGACCTGGCGCAGCTTGAATGGTTCGGCGCGGTTCTTGAGTTCGTCGGCGTCGGTGCGTTCGATGTCGCCTTCCCAACTCTCGCCCTTGGTGGTGTTGGTCCAGGTCTTGAGCTTTTCGGGCTTGCCCTGGAGGTATTCGCCATGGGCCTCCAGAAAGTCCGTGACGATGGAGGCCCAGGAAACGACGGGGCTGTATGCGGTCCAGACGTGGAAGGCGACTCGGCCGGGGGCCGGCAGGGGCGCGCCCTGCGGCGTGGTGAATCGGCCATCGTGCTGGAGGTGGTAGCGGCCGCAGTCGGACACCCAGACGCCCTGCTCGGCCACGGCGAGGTATTCGGCCTGCGTGATGAGGCTGGGGCAGTGGGGGCAGAGGTGGCGGACGGTTGCGGGGTCGCCCTCCGTCCACTTGAAGCCATGGGGTTCGCCCTTGCCGCCCCAGCTGATGGCGTGGCGCTCGCCGCAGTGCGGGCAGGCGATCTGATAGGTGAAGCGGGCATCGGCCGCGGTGCACAGATCGTCGATGAGGGAGAAGCCGCGCAGCTTGGGGGTGGTGCCCGCGACGAACTTGGGGAAGGTGGCGCCCTCCAGGCGCTTGAGGATCAGCGCGGGCGGGGTGCCTTCCTTCTCCACGTCGCGGTCGCAGGCGTCGGCTTCGTCGAGGTAGCCGACGTCAATGGAGATGCGTCGGAAGTTCTTGGCGGCCTTGGCTCCCTTGAGGTGGAGCATGGAGCCGATGAACTTCTTTTGCTGGAGGGTGTTGTCCTTGTGGCGGCTGAGGTAGCTTGGCAGGACCGTGCGCATGCAGGCGACGTCGCGCAGCATGGGGTCCAGCTCGGATTTGACGAATTCGTCGCGGTCTTCGTCGGTGGGCTGCCACAGGCCCTGGTTGCGGCGCTTGTGCTCGGCGAAGTAGCCGATGGCGGCGAGCAGGATCTTGGTGTAGCCGACGCGCGCGGATTTCTTGAGGTAGACATGCGCCACGTCGTCGTTGCTGACGCAGGACATGATGGCGCGCTGGAATGGCCAGGGATTCCATTCCTGCTCGACATAGCTGGACTCGGCGCTGAGGTAGAACGGCTTCTTGCGGGCCCACTCGTCGAGGGTCATGGGCTCGGGAGCGCCCCACGTGGCCATGCCGCGCTGC